CGAGCCAATCTTCCAGTTTGTCGGTTAATGGACTGGTTGGGCTTGCGGGGCAAACAGAACATGAGTTTGTTTCCTGATTGTTTGCAGCAAAGTGATTGCGAAAAGCAACTGCAAAGGGTTCCTGACTGTTCAAGAAATAATCTGTCAGGATTTCACCAATGGTTTTAGGATCGTTCATTTCAAACCTCCTTTCTTATTGGCCACAAAAGCGGCTGCATCTGCCTGTAATTCGGCTACTGATTTGTGTTTGTCGCCAATCAGCCAAGCATCAATTTCACTTTTAAGAAATTGGAGCTTTTTTCCCTTTTTGTGGTAAGGAATGAGCTTTTGACCAATCCAACCGTAAACAGTCTGTCGGGCTGGCTTATCGGGCAAATAGCTGCACAATTCCTGTAAATTAAACCACTTGTCAGATTCGGGTAATTCTGACTTTGTTACACTAAGCAAGGATTCTAATCTTTCAACCTTGCCAATTAGATATGCCAATGCTCGCGGCATATCGTTAAATGAGATTTCTGTTTGCAATAAATTTTCTTGCATGTTCAAATTTTTTATGCATTAAAAATTTGAGGCTCCAACAACGCCCGAGAGCCTCATTTTCGAGCGTTATTTGCAACAAAATTACTATTGCTGAGAGGGCTAAAACAGGGAAATGCACTCCGCGCGGAGTGGGTGCGGAGTGCGGAGTGGTGCTAATAAATAGAAAAAGACCAACGTTTTAGCATTGGTCTTTTATCTTTTTGTTTATGGATTTTATGGTTGCTGCGGAGTGCGGAGTTTTACTTTAAGAGGTTGGCGGCTTTTTCAATTTCGGACAGTTTTACTTTCGGCTTTTTTTGATCTTTGAGATTAGATTCATCAAGAGGTTTTTCATTTTCATCCACAAAGCAGGCACAAACAACCTTCCATAAACTGTTTTTTGGATATGTTACAACCTTTAATTGATTATTGATAAGCTTGATAAAATATGATAAAGTACTTTTGCCACCTGTCCACTTGATCGGCTTTGCTACAAATTCACCTGAAAACAAGTGTCTGAAATCAGTAATACTTGTGTCCTGTGCAATAAAACTATTTTTTTTTAGGGAATCCATGAGGTCAGTTATATTCCCACTGTTTGAGTGTATCTTCTTGTATTTAAATGAAAGAATCTCGGTTTTTGGTTTGGAATCTTTATCTGGTAGAGGAAGAACATTGATAATTTGCGTTTCCTTGATAAAGCTGTTCTCTGGCTGAGGTTTATTTAATAATCTGCTGTAAATATCGGCAACATTCATCATATCGTCCGGGTTGATATAGTTTGAGTAATAGCTCTGAAGTTCTAAATAGCACTTAATCAATGAAACAAGCGTATAATTCAAAATATATGTAGATTCTTTGTGTTGGCGATCGATATTAAATTCTGCGTGTTTTGAAACAATCAAGTTTAATTCATAGCCTTTGCGGATAATCAATTCATTGGTGGTTATTAGTAATGAATTAAGTTTGCTTTTATTTGTTTTTAGTTTGAATAAAATTACATTCTCCGTTTTACCTTCCAGCTCTTTAATCGTAGTATTAAGAATTTGTGTGACGTCGTTGTCAATCAATCGACGATAATATCTGATTTTATCAGAGAAAGCAGTTATAGAGAAATCAAGCGTATAATTTGTCTTGTACTTTTCTGCAACTGCCGGGGTGCTTCTAATTTCCGGAGCATAAAAATTGTCTGCATGATTATTTTTATCAAGCCATGGACGAAGATCATTTGATATAATAGATTCGATTGTTTTCATGGTAGTATTAGTCTGGTTTTATATTTAGTTTAATGGCTTTAGTTGCTTTCTGTTTTTTCTCGTCTACAACTTTAGCATAAATCTGTGTTGTTTTTACATTGGTATGCCCTAACATCTTGGAAACGGTATAAATATCTGTACCGCCTGCAAGCTGCAAGGTAGCATAAGTGTGACGGAAGCAATGGAAAGTTATATTTCGGGTAATTCCTGCGGATTTTATCCATCGCTTTAATGGTCCCGAAATCCAAGAAGGGTCAGGTAAATCTTCAAAAACAAGTTGCTCCGGCTTGCCTGGCTCTCCGCAAAGTTGATAGGCTTGTTCTGAAATTGGCATATATTCAACGCCTTTTGTTTTTTGTTGTGTAAAGTTGAGGCGTACTTGTTCGCCGACAACTTGTATTTCTTTCCATTTGAGCTTTTGAATATCGCAATGGCGAACGCCTGTTAAGGCTGAGAAAAGGGCTGCGCGCTTCAAAATTGCGCGGTCGCATGGTGTTTCTGCCAATATGTTTAATTCTTCAACTGAAAGGTGTTCCCTGCGGCTTTCCTGGTCTTGTATGCCTTTTATCTTTGCCGAAATATCTACGGTCAAATATCCATCAATAAATGCTTGTTTTAATCCGGCTTTAAATATGCTGTAATAAGTGGCTGCAGTATTGTGTGACACCGTGCCTCTTTTCTTGCCACCACAAGGAGCTGAAAGCATAAAGCGACGGAACTCTTCGGCTTTGCTCAGGGTTACTTGAGAGAATGGAAGCGGTTGACTATTGGTAAAGAGTTTCAATAATTCTCCGACACGATTCCAGTTTACTATAATTGACTGGGAGCTGTTGCGGTGGCGGTCTTTTGAAACTTTCAGAAAGTATTCGATAAAATCTATTTGTTGGCGTTGGTTCTGAACTGCAAGTTCAGCTTCTTTTTCTGTATATAAATCGGCATTGTCATATTCCTTTTGGCGAATACTGCGGACACCATCAGCGAAAACACAGGCTTCCTGGTCAATGATACTTTTACATTGAATGATACCGTTTACATCCCTTTTCGGTTTAAATGTTTTTGCCCCATCGGCTGAAGTGCGGGCGGTTCTTGTTTTATCCCAAATTGGGCTTGTTATTGTCCGGTTGAGTGCCTCAATGATTCGTTGAGGTTTATCTGTGCCATTACTGAAAACGGGATAGCTTTCAAGTATCAAATACCATTCATTATGATATTCTGATTTGCGAAGCTTTACAGTACATTTGGTTTTTGCGAGTTTCTTTTTCATGGTTTCGCTTTTTATTTGTGGGCAAACAATCGGTCAATTTCTACTTTAGGAACATATACAAATTTTCCTATCTGCTTTTTGGGAATGCTATTCTTGCGAATAGTTTTATCAACGGTGGAAAGTGATATTCCGTATTTCAGGGAGATTTCGCCAATGGTATAGCAATTAGCCGGGTCAAAATTGATTTCCTGTTTTGTGATTGTTGGTTGAATTGCTTTAGCAATTTCAACCTTTGGAAACAAAGCCTCTATATGAACCCGACTAATGCGGGTTAATCGCTCTCCAAGGTTGACGGCAGGGATATTGCCTTTTCTGATTTGGCGGTAAATGGTATCTCTTGAAATGCCAAATAAAACCACAGCTTCAGCAATGGAGATATAAGGGCGGTCGGTTGGGATTTGCTCAACTAACTGTTGGCGTTGTTCCTCTTGCTTTTCTTGTGCCTTCTTTTTGCGGGTTGCGGCCTCCGAACATTTCTTTGAGCAAAACTTTGAATACACAGTTTTGGCATTAAACTGAGTACCGCAGATTTCGCAATTCTTGGGAAGAATAAATTTACTACCAGGCATATCAATCGTATTTAGAGTGAATAAGTAGTGATAAGTATTTATTAGTCGCACTTTACTGTTATTTAAGTCGCGTAACAAATATGTAGCAAATATACGAAAAATAATCGAATATAACAATAGGTAAGCATAAATAATGGAATAAAAAACCGCTGTAAACTAAGTGTTTACAGCGGTTTGAGTATGGATATTAATCCTTGTTTATGGGAATTACTTTACTTCTTCAAAGTCAACATCAGTTACATCGCCCTGTTGGTTTCCACCCTGACTTTGTTGTTGTCCTCCGAAATCCTGCGGACCAGCCTGTTGACCACCCTGAGCATTCTGAGCGTTGTACATATCCTGACTTGCTGCCTGAAATGCCGCGTTTACTTCGTTGGTTGCAGCATCGATACCTGCCAAATCCTGAGCTTTATGGGCATCTTTCAGTTTAGCAAGAGCATCTTCAATAGCTGATTTTTTATCAGATGGAAGTTTGTCTCCTATTTCCGAAAGTTGTTTTTCAGTTTGGAAAATCAACGAATCTGCATGGTTTAATTTGTCGATACGTTCTTTTTCTTTTGCATCAGCTTCGGCATTAGCGGCAGCTTCGTCTTTCATACGTTTTATTTCAGCATCGCTCAGTCCCGAAGAAGCCTCAATACGGATACTTTGTTGTTTCCCGGTAGCTTTATCCTTTGCAGATACATGAAGAATGCCGTTTGCGTCAATATCGAAAGTTACTTCGATTTGTGGCTCACCACGACGGGCTGGCATAATTCCGTCTAAATGGAAACGTCCCAATGATTTGTTATGAGCAGCGGTCGGACGTTCGCCCTGTAAAACGTGAATTTCTACAGATGGCTGATTGTCGGCAGCAGTAGTAAAGGTTTCCGATTTCTTTGAAGGAATAGTTGTGTTCGATTCAATCAGTTTGGTCATTACACCACCCATAGTTTCGATACCCAGTGAAAGCGGAGTAACGTCGAGCAACAATACATCTTTTACATCTCCACTTAACACGCCACCCTGAATAGCAGCACCTACGGCTACAACTTCATCTGGATTTACGCCTTTCGAAGGTGTTTTTCCGAAGAATTTTTCAACAGCCGCCTGAATAGCAGGAATACGGGTGGATCCACCTACCAGAATTACTTCGTTGATATCATTGATCGTTAAACCTGCATTTTTCAATGCAGAACGACAAGGTTCGATAGTACGCTGAATCAAATCATCAATCAGCTGTTCGAATTTTGCACGAGTCAAAGTACGAACCAGGTGACGCGGTACACCATCAACAGGCATAATATAAGGTAAATTGATTTCCGAAGAAGTAGTATTGGACAGTTCAATTTTTGCTTTTTCGGCAGCTTCTTTCAAACGTTGCAAAGCCATTGGGTCTTTGCTCAAATCCATGCCACTATTTTCGTTTTTAAATTCCTGAACCAACCAGTCGATAATACGGTGATCGAAATCGTCACCACCTAAATGGGTATCACCATCAGTCGATTTAACCTCAAATACACCATCGCCCAGCTCAAGAACCGAAACGTCGTGAGTACCACCACCACAGTCGAATACAACGATTTTCATATCCTTATTGGTTTTGTCCAGACCATAAGCCAAAGCAGCAGCAGTAGGTTCGTTGATAATACGACGAACATTCAATCCCGCAATTTCGCCGGCTTCTTTAGTTGCCTGACGCTGTGCATCGTTAAAGTAAGCAGGAAC